ATTCCATCAGGGGGCTCATCCGACGAGGGATGTAGTCGCGCTCTTCCTCAGGCTCGGGCGCGTTGATCAGCGCCTTCCAGTCTTCGTAGCTGCGTACGTCGTACTGATCGTTGACGACGGTTACAACCTGAGGGTTCTGTCTGTCTTTGAAGTTGTACGTGCCGGGTTCTCGCAGCACGCGAGACGCCTCAAACACAGCCGTGTCCACGATCAGCTTTTCTTCCAACGCGAGGTCGCGCAGGCGCTTGGACAACGACTCCCACACGTTGCGGGGAAGGGTCTCGGACAGCACCCAATAGAAGTGCAGGCCGTAACCCGAGTCGATGATGATGGGGCGGGGGAGATTTAGTTTTCTACAGAAAGCCTTAACTGCTTCCAAACCAGTACGCTGGTCTATGTAGCCGCAGATCTTGCCCTTCTTGTTGGGGGCTGCTTTATCTGGGCCGCAGTCAATGTCCATCCACAGTGATCGGAAGAACTTGGCGTTGGAATGCTCTCTGTGTCCTGCATCTCCAAACTTGGCGCAGCCGAAGTACGCATCGAAGCCGTTATCTACGAGCCACTTAGTCTTCTTGTCAAGCTCTTCGCGTGTCTCGTGGAACGTCTGCTCTATGTATCTTCCCTTGCCCCATGAGCAGTACATACCCTCTGGAGGGAGTACTACGCTTAGCAAATCAAAGTTGCTTGTCATTGGGTGTTGGATTGAAAGGGGGGAAGTGCGGGGCGCTTAGCCCCGCTACCCGGATTACTGCTTCGTCAGGCGTGCGAGGTAGGCTTCTACTTTCCGTATCAACTCCAGCTTCGGCCCGTGCTTCCCCTCAAACCAGTTGTATACGGTCTGACGGGAAACACCGAAAGCCTTGGCTACGTTTGATACGGGCACGTTTTTGGCAATGCAAGCACGGCCCAACGCTACGCCTAACAGACGCTTATCGGCGCTTTTGTTCGCCGCTACGGTTTGTTGGCTGTACCCGTATGTCATCTATTAGTCCTCGTCGCTCCACGCAGAGACCACGTCGGCAAGGTTCTTCTTACCAGACGGAGCTTCCGGGTCGGCCTTCTTGCTTGCACGCTTGGTAGGCTCGGGCTCCTCGGCCTTGGGAGCAGCCAGAGCAGGCTGCTTCACAACGCCGTCGGCTTGGGAGGGAGTCATGGTGACAAGCGCCTTGGTCTGCTCGGTACCGGCAACCTTACCGACTGCCTCGTACTCCGTGCGGTTGATGTAGCGCACAGGGTTGAACAGCACGGATTGATTGTCGTTCTCGTCGTTGAACGAGATGCGCGTGACCACGTAGTCGATGCTCTTGCCGTTGCTGCTGAGGTACTTGGTGTAGTTCTCAAACGTGAACGCATCGCCGACGTTGTCGCCGAACAGCGACTTGGAAGCGAGGTTCAGTTGGTACACCTGACCCTCAAGGGTGCTGCCGAAGTCCTGCTCAAGCAACACTGCAATGCGACGGCTGTAGCGGCACGCCTTGGACTGACCCTGACCCGAACCCTTGACGTTCTGGGGGCAGTCGTTGCAGTTGTGCGACTGACGGTTAACTGCCTTAGCGTCGGGCGTCATGCCGTCATTGCTGAAGCAGTCGGGAGCGGTCGGCTCGGCATCGGGGCTCCACGCCTTAGCGTAGAAGATGCGGCCCACCTTGGGTGCAGCGTTGACCACAATGGCGTTGAGATCGCCCTTGATCTTGCCCATCTCTTCGCCGCCGACGACGAGCTTGAACGTGCCGTTCTTGGGCACGATACGCTTAACGCCAGAGCGACCCGCAAGCTGCTTGGTCAGTTCGCTTACGCCTGCGGTTTGCAGGAAGTCGGGGAGGTCTTGGCTGAGGATGATGTTGCTCATTTCTAACTTTCCTTGGAACGTCTAACGACCACGGTGAATTCCCGCTCGACATTGAGCCCTGCGGGATGGCTATTGGGATTCTCTTCAAGAAACTGCTTCATGTGGGTCTGATGAAGCCGCTTCTCCAACAGGGCGTATGCACGATGCTTCTCGATGAAGCTGTACATCGAATCCCAATCATTCGTCCAGTACCGTGACTTGACTGAACGGATGATCGTCCCTGAGTTGGTCTTGATGCTGTTGGCGTCCACAGACTTGCAGATCTCCAACATCTCGCCTTCGATGAGCTTGAGTTGGTTCTCCAACTCTTCGTCGGCACGCTCGTAGTTGCGCTTGAGATCAGTGCGTGCGTCACGGATACGGATGTACGTAGCCGTAAGCTGCTCAAGCGGCACGCCGCTGATCGTGGGGGTAGGTTGGTCTTGGACTTGGTCGTCCACGGTTCGCTCCTTCTTGGTTGTGATGGGTCTTATTATGGAGGGCAACTTGACTTTGTCAAGTACCTTCCGACAATTCTTGTTTGTAAAGCTCGATGATCTTCTCGTGGTTGGAGATGTTGCTGCGCAGCAGTTGGTACAGCCGAGCCTCGATGGGACTGCCCTTGATGTGCACCACTGTCATGGCGTTCTTCTGACCGGGGCGGTCGATGCGTGCGTTGGCTTGCAGGTAGGTCTCAACGCTAGTCACGGGAGCGTACCAAACGACGGTGTCGGCTGCGGTCAGGGTAAGTCCGTGGGATGCGGCCTGCGGCTGAATGATCAGCACGCGAGGGTTGTCTTGCTCTTGGAATTTCTTGACGAGTTCTGTACGCTTGTGTACGGGTACCTCGCCGTTGATCACGTCTGCTGTGATGCTTTGCTTGGTCAGGTGATCGTGCACCTGCTTGATCGTGTGCGTGAACGGAACGAACACAAGCACTTTGTGAGAGGCTTCGTCGATGACTTCCTTGACTGCGTGTAAGCGATTACTTGCATCGAAATCCACGACCTCACCCGTGTCGGTGTAGACCGAGCCGCATGCTATCTGGAGCAGCTTGCTGAGCTTGACCGCTGCGTTGACTGCGCTGACCTCTTCACCCGCTGCCTCCATGAGCATGTCGGTCTTGAGCTTCTTGTAGTACTTGATCTGCTGCGGCGTCATCGGCGCGTCCCGGTCGGCGAACGTGACCTCCGGGAGATCAAGGCACTGCCGCTTTTCAAATCGGATGGCCGGTTGTAGTACACGATGCACGACCGACTGAGCCGCAGGCTTGGGTGCCCACCGATACTGCGTTACCGGATACATCACCTGATCACGGAACTGCCCGAAGAAGGGCGGCACTCCATCAGGGTTGACGAGCTTGGCCAGACCGTAGGCATCCACAGGCGACTGCGCGGCGGGGGTACCCGTGAGCATCCACAGACCCTTGACGTGCTTCATCACGTCGCGCAATGTCTTCCATCTATCGGTCTGTGCGTTCTTATAGGCAGAGGCTTCATCGACCACGATCAGATCGAATCCACCCGCGATGATCTCAGCTTTGCAGATAGACACGCCGACGAAGTTGATCAAGACGTACTCAGCACCAGCCTTGATGATCTCCTTGCGCTTAGTCGCGCTGCCATAAGCCACATCTACACGGCGGTGCACCGCAAACTTAAACAGGTCTTGCTGCCAAGCCGAGTGCATGATGGACAGAGGGCAGACGATCAGCACGCGCCGGATCAACCCCATCTTCATGAGGTAGTCGGTTGCCCAGATCACCGAGGCCGTTTTACCCGTACCCTGCTCGTTAAAGCAGAAGGCTTTGCGCTGACCAGACAGAAACGCCGCCGTCTCCTTCTGATGCAGGAAGGGGGACAGCCCCGGAGGGCATGGCCAGTTGTAGCCGGGGAGAAAGTCCTGCTGTTCCATTAGTTTTTCTTGGTGTTGCTCTTGGCTTCTACCCGCTTCCAAATTGCTTCAGCATCTTCGGGCGGCACTTCGGTTGAGTTCTCAAACAGCGTGCCGTTCTCCATCATCTGCTTGATGGCAGCGATCATCTCGTCGAGTTCTTCCTGCGTGCCCTCAAAGTCGTCGAAGCACCCGGGTGCGAACTCAATTTTGGTGTCTTTGTTGGTGTTGTCCATGAAGGATTTGAGTTTTTGATTTGCGTTGTGGTCGCCACTCATTGCTGCATCACCTTAATAAGCTGTTGGAACTGACGCAGCAGGGCGGTGTCCTTCTCGATCTTCTCCATCTGCTCCTCGACCTCGATAGCCGTAGCTTCAATGTCGGCAGCAAGTTGGTGCATGCTCTGAATGATGGTCAGGACTTGCTGAGACAAACCGCCGATGCGTTCAAGCGGAGTCACGTCGGATGCAGCCTTCTGCGGGGCGGGTTGTGTATTGATCGGGGGCATTTCGGGTTCCTTGGTTTCCTTGACGGGCGGTTCAAACTCGGCGTTGGCGACTGCTACTTTGACTTGGGGTACCTTGGCTCGGACTTCTATACGGGCCCAAGTGTTGTTCGGGAGTTCTCGCACTAGCCCTGCGCTCTTGAGTGAGTTCAGGCAACCGGAGACGATGCGGTGATCCCGCTGCCCCGTAGTGCGTGCCAACTCGGCCATGATCTGTGCAACAGACCAAGAATCCTCTATCGGTACTGCGTGGTAGACCTTCTTTGCTTGCTCGCTAATTCCTCTGAAGATGGAATTAAATTTGTTCTCGGTCATTGGTGGCTCCTTCGTAGCTCCTTCATTGGCTGCTTGTACTCCGTCATAGAACCCGCGCCCGTAGACGCGGTTTAGTTTTTGGCGAATGTTCTCATCCATGACGGTGCTCTCTGGTTACTTCTTCTCGCGCTTGCTCGTCTCGGACACGACCTTGTGGTTCGATGCACGCTTGAACGAACGGTTGGCACTTGGCGCTTGCAACTTGACACCCTGCTTGTTTGTGCCACCTTTGCTCAGTGCGACCTTGTGGGCTAGGTCTTTACCCTCTCTAGCATCAGCAGCACCGTTTCCGTTGCGGTCGGCTTTGCCTTTGTCGAACGACTCGCGTGCACGCTGACGCTCCAGGCGTTCGTCTGCTTCGCCCCGAGCCAACTGCTGTTGGTACTCTTTCTTGTAGGGGCGGGGTTTATTCACGTACGGCATTTTTGCCTCCTTCAAACTGTTTCAGTGCTTCGGGGCCCGTGACCCACAGAGGCTCACGACCTTCCTTTTCTATGTCCTGCAACATCTTGCCAACCGAGACGCTGATCTCTAGCAGCATGTTGTTCTTCGATCTAACGAACTCTCGTTGAACGATCTCTTTGACCTGGGCGTCAAGAATGTCCCCAACCACTTCACGCACACGGCGCTTCAATTCAGCCTCAAGGATCAGTGCGGTATCGGTTTCTTCGTTGGTCATTGTTTCTCCGCTTTAATAGATCGAATGTTGAAGTATGCGTTGGGTGTGTGTTTGTGCAACCGCTTCATCTCGTAGCCCAGATAAAGCGCAGCGCAGATGAACTCCCCGTTGCTGACGTATTGATCTTTAGCTTTCTCTACAACATGCTTAAAGCCGTAACTAGAGCAGGCAAAGTTGATTGTCTTTCTGCGGTCAAAGGCGTCATGCTCAAGCAACCATTCAACGCATACCTCGGTGCCTTCTATCGTTGGTGGAACCTTAGATGGCGGTTTCGTACCAGTCCGCTTGTAGTGCAACAGTCGCATCAGGTCTGTGTCGAATCCGTTTGCCGTCAGGTCTTTATGCTTAGTTAGCACCTTGTTGAATCTTTCAACGTCCACAGTTAGCTCCTGTTGTGTTCGCATGACTTCACCGGACAGAATCGGCACAGCGGCCCGGTGACTGGGTTCCACACGTCGTGCTCAAGCGACCGCTCCAGTTGCTTGATTGTGGGCATGACGCCGCCGATGTATTCCTTGCGCTTGCCCACGTTGTGTTCTTTGCGGACGAACTCGTTGCTCACCACGAACAGCAGGGCCGACTTGATCTTATGCACGTCGGGGAAGTGGGCGAACACGGCGGTAGCCATCAGGTCAAGCTGCTTGGTGTCAGCATAGCGTGCGCTCTTGCTCGTCTTGTAGTCAACCATGTGGGCCAAGCCCTTGTTCTGATCCACGATCAGCAGGTCAACGATGCCGTGCCACCACACGTCCGGTGCCTTGAACGCGCAAGGTTGTAGATCTTTGGTCAGCCCAAGCTCCAGTTCGCAGTACTTGTCGCCGGGGATCTTCTTCAGCGCGTCAAGGATCGGCTCCATGTACGAGTACTTTTTCGGCATGGGCTTGCCGTCACGCACGTGTTCCTCTGCGGCTTTATGCACGTCACTCCCGTACAGCGCCGCCTCATGCGGAACGTCCTTAACGTCCTTGGCTATCTTGAGGTGGTAGTACTTCTTCGGGCACTGCTCAAAGGTCTTGAGACTGCTGTACGACCAGACGATATTCATTCCTCAACCCTTTCGTACGTCACCTCAAAAATGTCAGGCTTGCAGGGGTAGTGCTCACCCTTCACGCCAGTGATGATCCAGTCGCCGGGGGTGACGTAGTGAAGCCCCTCCAAGGTGTCGATCATTCCGAGGTCGGCAGAGTCAACTCCAACCTGCTCGGCATACCAAGTCTCGACCCCTTTTGATACTGCCGGATACACCGCAGGATGATCCCCATGCTTGAACCACTGCGTAGCCTCAATGATCACGGGCTTCTTCCTGAATTTCATTACTTATCCTTCTGCTGCATTACCTTCAAGGCGGCATGCGTCTCCGCTGCCCAGCGAATAGTCTGTAGTGCTTGCTCTAGTGCTTCGTACCAATTCTTCGCAAGCGCCGCCTCATGCAGCGCCCTCAGTGCGGCCTCCGCTTTCATAGCGGGGTAAGCGTAATCAACAATCTCCGTAGGTTTGTCCATGTCCAGCCTCACAGTTCAAAGGTAAATCAGGTGCCCACGACGGGCGCAGGCGCATACAAATCTCAACGAACTCCTGTCCACGCTCGGCTTCGTCTTCAGGGATCAGGCACGCGATGGCGTCATGCACCGTCATCACGACTCGGTACTTCTTGGCGATCATCAGCATCTGCTCACCGATGACGATACGGGCCAATGCCTGACAGATGTTCTCCACCACTTTACCGCCGTAGATGCGGTTTGGCACCACGGTTTTCCCCTTCTTGGTGTCGTATACGTATTCGTATTTGCCACTCTCGGGGTCTTGGCGTTTGCGAAGGTTGGGGTACTTCAGATACATCCCGTTGGGCAGACGGATGCCCCGCTTGCCCTCGACTTTCAGCAGACCGTCTCGGCCCAACTCTCCAGTCTGGTCGGCAGCGATCCAGTCCAGAACTTCGTGGGACTTGCGCCAGAACTCAGTGATCTTGTGGTTAGCTGCGCGGTAGGTATTGATGATGTGTTGGGCTTCCTCCAACTCCACAACCACGGGCTTCTGACCGTTCTTCAGCGCCACCTGAAACTTCTTAGCCCCCATGCCATAGCCGCACCCAAGGATCGTGGTCTTGCCCACGAACCGTTCCATCTCATCCCTCTTGGTGATCGTCCTGCCGTAGATGGCTGAGGCCATGATGCAATACACATCCTGCCCCTTCTCAAAGGCTTCAACCAAATCGTCCTGCTCGGCAACCCATGCGAGCGTACGTGCTTCGATCTGCGATGAGTCGGAGTCACAGATCACATAGCCCACCGGGGCAACGATGGCCATCTTCAACGGAGAAGAGCGCGGCAGGTTCTGGAGGTTGAGCTTGTCGTCCCCGCCCCACCGCCCGGTGTGGGCTGCGTAGTAGCGCAGGGGCACGGGCATCGTGCCTCGCCCAGAAATCTCAATGAACCGCTGCGTGCGGGTCTCCTCAATGGTGGACTTCACCCCAAGCCGAGCAGAGACGATGGCCTGTATCTTCGGATCTGGATGCTCAAGCAACGCCTTGAACGCTTCATCGGACTTGGAGAAAGCGTACGTCTCCTTGCCCGTGGTCGGGCTGATCTTCATCGGCGGCTCGACGTTGAGTATCTTGAGCGTTGCAGCGAGCTTGTGGTTGGACATGAGCTGATCTTTGTCCACCATCGTCACGGCGTCGAGTAGCTCTTTCTTTGCTACCTGCACGTCATGGATGTGGTCGAGCAGCAGGTTCGTGTCCAAGTACAGCGTCGGCTCCGAGAACATGCGGATCGTCAAGTCGATTAGGCGAAGCTCAGACTTCGGGAAGTCGGCGGCGAGGTGTTGGAACAAGTCGTAGGTCAGCGCCACGTCGTTGCAGCAGTATTCACCGTATCGGGCTAGGGCCGTTGGCTGAAAATCTACTCGGCGCAACCCCTTGGCCGCGATGACCTCTTCGCCCTTGACGCCGATTGCATAGTGCTGAGCTAGGGTAGCAAGGCTCCCGCCAACTTCCGTGCCATGAACAGCACGAGCCATGCTGAGAGTATCAAGCCAACCCCGAGGGCAAATACCAAAATGCCAATGAAGAATAGCGGCATCAAACATAGCGTTATGAGCCAACGCCAGATGAGAAGGAAAGTCATAGCCCTCAAGGAATTGTTTGATCTCTTTGCGAGTTCCGGTGAACCACTTGGGCTCACCATCGCCCTCCTGCACCGCCACGCCGATAACTTCAAACTTCTCGTCACGGATGTACTCCTCGGTCGTCAGCTTCGTCAGGCTGAACTCTTGGTCGTAGTACGTTTCAAAGTCGATGGTTAGGATGTTCATCCGTTGAGTGCATTGAGTAGGTTATCGAGGTCTTCAAGGTTCGTCTCGTTGACCACCATTGCCGTGCCGCCCTGCGCTCCGATCTGAGCGAGGTGCTTGTCTTGCAGGGCCGTCGTCTTGCCTTTGCCTGCCTTGGCTTCGATGGCGAGGAAGTGCCCTGCCACGCAACACAGGAAGTCAGGCACGCCGCTGTTGCCGTAGCCCGTGCCGATAGGCATGGCGTAGTAGATGCCGTGCTTCTTCAGAATGGCCTTGATCTTGTCCTTGACCTTGGACTCTGGAGTTGCTGCCATTACTTGACCCACTCCATGAACGTGACGCCTTTGTGTTGGTAGATCGCTAAACGGAAGGGCTCAGCACCTGCGTTCTCCCCGTACTCATCATTGGGCATGTTGCAGTGCTCGCACCAGAACTCAAGGATGAGGCCGTTGCGGTCTCTGCTTGGGTTGGCCGAGTCTGCGCGTGGGAAGTCGGTGATCGTTACCTCGCGGCCATCTTGCGCAATCACGCGAACCCAGTTGGGCTTGTCGGCGTATTCGTAGATGGTTGCGTTGCCTTGGTGCAGGTAGTTCTCTCCGCAGTGCAGGCATTCAAGGTCACCGCCCTCGCTAAGCCTCGCAGGGTGTCGCTCTTTCCACATGGGTCGCTCCGTGTTGTTATGCGCCCATCGTAGCACCCTCCTTGACTTTGTCAAGTACCCCAGACCTCTTAGGGAACTGGTGCATACCCGACCTAACAAAAGTTAGGCACGGGCGTAAAAAAGCCCCGCAGCGCGGGGCATGCGGGGCAGTTGGGGTGTTATCCCCCTGGAGAGACAAATGCACTCATGCCGTGGTGTTCAGCACATCACGCAGCTTCATAGCGTACCAAGCCATCTTGCCAGCGTCAACTTCGGCTTCGCCTTTCTTGCCTACACGGGAGGCGTACTTCAAGGCGCTACCCTTGAGGTAACCAATGAACTCCTCCTTGGTCAGCTTGGCCTGGATGAAGTCGATGGTCTCGATCCCACCTGCCTTGTAGTGGGCCGGGTGGTTGACCAAGTCGTCCTTCGGGTTGTGCGCCAGTCGGGTCACATCCTCGTGGAACTTGGCCTTGGGAAACAACTCTTGTTGCACTGCGGGAGGCACGGGCACAGTCACGCTGAACGTGTTGTTGTGCACCGCATCAATGTTGACTTCCTTCAACGTCGGGCTCGGTGCCTTGGGCTTCTTGTACTTGATTGCATACACCAAACTAACCTTTACGCCCAGTGCTGCGGCCACCTCTCGGGCCTTGGCCTGAGGGTTCTTAGCCAGATAGCGGCGGATGTGTTCACTCATTGACAGTTTCTTGCGACCCATTTTGGGGCTCCTTCAGTTTCAGTTCGTCTCTAACATACTCGGTAAGAACAGCACGCATCTGCGCTTGCTTGTCATCGGGGTGGTACTTGTTGAAGTACTCCATGACCTCTTGGCTTAGACGTATGCTCGTACAGAAAAGGGCGGGTTTCTTACCAGGGCCGCGCCCCTTACGCTTTGGTTGCTCAGCTATCTCCTCTAGCATTAACACTCCTTTGGTTGAAACAATCTTCCTTCGGCCTTGCACGGGCCTCGGGTTCGGTTATCGATGCAGGTGCCGATCCCTTTGCTTGCTTTGAAGGGGTTGGCGGCACAGCGCATAACCAAGTTGCCCGAGTAGACGCTAGGACTATCCTCGCTCGGTCGGTAATGCTTGCATCGTTTGCACAGTTCACGTTGGGTTCCCCATTCATACTTCGGTAGGGTGAAAGGCATGTTGCTTCAATAGATTGCAAAACCTATCAGCATAACCACAAGCAACACGGCACATACCACCAGGGATAAGACCAATCGCCCCACTAACTCAAACGCTTTGTCCATCTCCTCCGTCTGCCTGTCCATCTCGCTTACTCCTTTCCTGCATCATGGCCTCGGCTACATCGAACGCAATCTCAGCGATGCTCTCGGGGTTGGAGGGGGCAGCACCCGCGCTGACCCATCCAAGCATCGCCAATCCTGCGTAGAAATCTCTGAGGTGTTTGTCATCCATCAGTACACCTAACATTTGTTAGAGCAACGCCTCAGGTGCGCCCTCGGTGGGGTCTACCTTCTTCTTGCGTTGTCGTGGTTGTTTGTATGGCTGACCCTTCCATGTCGGGAAGGGCCAGACCTTCGGTGGCGGGTCTAGCGCGTCCGCTTTTCGACGGGTTTTGCCAGTAGCCATCGGTCACCCAATCTACGCACGGACTTCACCCATTGCCGTTGGTTGTGCCTCTGCGTGTGGATAGGCACGTAATCAACAGCGAACAGTTCGCGCACCATCTTCAATGCTTTGGTGTTCATCATTGCTCCTTCACTTCCGGCGTGATCACGAATGCGTCGGCTTTGACACGGCAACCCACATCTCGAACCATCTGGTGATCTTCCACCAGCTTGAGCATGCCGATCTTCTCTCGCATGTAGTAGGGCAAGGTATCGTTCGTGTATGTCTGTGGTTCGCCTTTGCCCTGCACCACGATGTAGCGATCACTTTCCAATACTACGACAAGCGCCTCGCCTTTGTCAAACAGATCCTTGACATTGTCAATGATCATGCAAACTTCCATGATCTCGTCGTACTTGTCTTTGTACTGGGCTCGATTCGGGAACTCAGCAAGGTACTGATCCATGTGGTTGGCTGTGAACTGATCTGAATTCTCCATAAGCTCCGCACGCCTACGATTCACATCCCAACTGATGTTAGATCTAGCACGGCCAAGAACTGCCTCGGCTTCCTCGCGTACCTTGTCGAGACGCTCACTCGTACCCAGTCGGTAGAAGTGCTTGCGTATGGCGAGCAGTGCCTTCTCGGAGCTTTCAGTCCTGTAGCCACTACCGCGCTCACGCTTGGCGTCGATGCGCTCGTTCTTCACGACCAACTTGTAACCTGATCGGCAGTACTCGACGCCGATAGAGCCTAGCATCTCCCCACCCTCGGAGATGGTGACCTTAGTAGCTATGGCTTCGGTGCTCCAGATTCCGTGGTCGGCCACCGTGAAGATCCAGTTGGGCTTAGCCAACACCAGAGGGAACAGAGTGTCGTGAAGGTACTTGTTGATCTTGCGCTTGGGTTGCTCGACCGATTCAAATTCCTTGTTAAGGCGCACGTTGGGTTGAGTGAGCATTGCGCCTGTCTGCTCGGCTATGTTTGGAGTGATCATTGCTTTCTCGCTTTCTTGGTTGTTACTAACAGTTGTTAGGGTCGGCTGTGTTACCAGTCGAACTTGCTCAGGATGGTGTCCACCCGAGACTTCATGGTCTCCCGCACGATGGGGGATTCCTTGATCGCTTCGATGTCTGCGCCCACCATTGCTTGCTCCAACTGACGGCGGGCTTCTTCCAACTTCGGATCTCCGGTTACGTTGAGCTTGGTAAGCAACGCGCACAGATCGGTGGCGTTGGTAACCAGAGTCTCGTGGTAACGCTTCTTGGGTTTGTCGTCGTTGCTCGTGCTCGGCTCATCGGTCAGCTTCTCGCTCATCGCCGTCAGCGTGGCATGCAGTCGCTCCCACGGCTCACGCATAGCCTCGGCCAAGCGCAGGTCATAGTCGGCTGCGTACTTCTGCTGTAGCTCCTGCAACTCTTCGTTGGCTACATCCAGTCGGAAGTCACCCGCCTCAGGCAGAGGGGAGATGACATAGCGGAACCCGAACCGATCCCGCACCTCATCCAATGATGGGTAGTCCTCGGCCTTGTACAGCTTGCCCAGGTGCAGGGGTGCATCGTTGAGCAGTTGCGGGTACGCAAGGAAGAAGTTGTCGCAGAACATGTTGAACTTCTGCTCGGCCTCGTTGATGAACGCCTTGTAGTCAAGGAACATCGAAGTAGGCAACAGACGCTCGCCCTTGTCTGCCCACGGCAGGGTCATACGCAGGTGCTTGACACGGCAATGCGCCGCGTACTTCTCAATGTCTTTGCGCAGGCTAGTACCCGCAAACAGATCCTTCATGAACTTGCCTGCGTTGATACTCGCGTTGGCGTTGGTGTTGACTGCGTCGGTTACTTCGCGGTCGAGCTTGGATGCGGGCCACACGCTGATGTTGAGTGAGGCAAGAACGGCTGATGATGAGATGGACATGGTTCGCTCCTATGTTTTACGGTTGCTCTAACAATTGTTAGGTGGTTAGGACTTCTCAGGTTTACCCGCCAACTTCGCCATGTTGTACAGGTCGGTGCCGAGTAGCCTGAGGTTGCCGATGAAGTGGGTGTCGTTGCTGTAGATGTGGTGCGTGTTGGGCTCAGGGCTAGGCCGATACTTCTCTTCGTACCTCTCTGCCTTACCCAACAGTTCAGCAACCGTAACTGCATCCTTGAGATCGAGGACGTAGTTGGTGTATTCAAGAGTGAGGATTGCCTTAGACATTGCTGCTCCTTTATTCCCAGTCAGTGACATGAACTGTTTTGCCATTGGGAGCGACAGTCGTGT